TTTTTTTTTTTTTTTTTTTTTTTTTTTTTTTTTTTTTTTTTTTTTAGAAAATCCCTAATGTCTAGCCTGAAATCAGACAAAACAATTTGTTCACTAGGGGATAGTGTCTAGCACAACGTTACAATCAAAACAGATAAAACTTAAAATAAAGTTGACACTATTCTTACTTGCGACCGAATAAAATTCATCAAAATCTATTGACCTCGGGGCTGAACACGACCAAAGGCTCTAGAACAATTAATCCACCCCGTGGGTGGTTCGTCGTACTAGACAAAATGATCGTGACTCCGCAGTTGTGATGCAGAGTGACCACCCAAAGGGTAGTTATTCTCGGTAGAATAAAATGATACGTCTGACTTCGCTTTATGAGCTATTCAGACTTAGAATTTAGGGTTGATTTTGGATTCGGGTGATGCGTGGAGCACCAACCAGGTAGCCGAAGGAGAAGTCGTCAGCGGCTGCCTCATACAAGGTGTAAGCACCGAAGCAGTTCCTGATTCCTCCTGGAAACTTCGACGCGGGGGAGACCGGCGTAGCCTTACCAGCAAGGTAGTCGTAGAGTGGTCTGTCCATTCCCCGGGGATCCTCCGAACGGCGAACGCGCACCTTAGCGCGTCTCACAAGAGGCCCTTCTGTGTCTGCGATGGTATTCTCACCCACAAGGGAGATAGGCATCTGCCCGTAATACGGGACTTCAAACTCAATGGTCCCATTCAGATCTGGGTACACATAGTGTTCAAACACAGGAGTTGTGTCGGTAGTGGCAAAGGTCCCGACTGTTGGGCCAGAAATGGCGCCGTTCTCGACGATTTTCCAGTCCCTCTTGACAATCATGGGGTCCTGGACACGAACTGAGTCGTACTCAAAGGAGTCCGCAGCTTGTTTGTATTCAGTGCGGTCCGCGTCGGCGGCAACGGCAGCGCGGAAACCAAATGAGGACCCCTTCAGGCCATTCGTCGCAGGATTTACCACCTTGTACCTTCGCCCGCCACGGAAAAATCTGTAAATGTACGAGACGTAGTACAGAGGGCACCGCGTTGGGTAGTGGTTCGCAACGGTGAAATTGCCTGGGGTAATGGTGCCGTCCAGCGCAACTCCCAAAGGTAGGGACTCTTCCTGGCCCGTCACGACTGTTACACTAGTAGCCTGCCCGAAATAACACGGGTCTATAGCCACCTCGTTGAAGAGGTAATCATCATTGGACAAGTCGATTGGGCCTGGAAAGCACCATTGAGAGCTTTGGACTTCCTTATAGGGATATGGCTGGCCCCGTGAGGTTATACCGAAGCGCTTGATGAGCTGCCGCAGGGAAGTAATTTTCTCTCCCATGCACAATTCCTCGGCTCCAGTTGGACTCATGTGGGACATCGGGAAAGTGTCACTTGCAGTGTTTGTGACTTGCTCATTGTGCTCAACACCTTTAGAGGTCAAATTGAACACTTGAGCTTTCCACGTGCTCGCAGGGCTATCTTCCTCGTCGGGGTTGCCTTGTTCGGTCAGCGCGCTGTAGGACGCGATAACGTAGTTGCCAAAATCAGGAACTGCGAACGCAATATCGTCCCCACCAGAAATCCACATGCTGAAAGGGCAAGTGGAAGAGACAGAGTCTGTAGCAGCGCGCAGCTGAGTCACCACCGTCACGGTGATAGAGCCGGTAGAGAACTTCTCCTTCCGCCAGTTGTTGACGTCCACGACGCTCGCGACGAGTGTCTCCTTCCAGGGCACATTGGCCACATAGGGGATCTCGAACTCCAACTCGGACGACACCGACAAATCCAAGATCCAGTTATACGCGTTTTCAGGGACGTTATCGGCATTAGCCTGGTCCCCGTAGATGCCCGGGTGGTACGTGATCCGAAGACGTCCGGAGTGGAAGGCAGTTTTCGCAATCGCCAGCCTGTACTTGAGAGTCCCTCGCCAGTACCTAAACATTGAAGTTAGGAACCCGAGGGTAGTAGGCTGCAAAATCTGTGAAACTTCAGAGGCCATCCCAGGTGCTACAGAGTTGTAGTGCAGGACTGTCCCGACTGCATCTGTCACATCCCAAACCATGTCGTCTTTGAAGATACAGGACTTGGAAGCAACATACTTCAAATCCATCTCGTCGACGTCTGTCGAGAAGATTCCTCCATCGTACGTGAGCCCGTTGTCTGGCATAGCGCCCAACTTGGTGGACAAGTCAATACCATCGGCGTTGGTGTAACCCTTAGCCGGGACGTTGACATACGGACAATTCTTGTCCAAATTGGTAGGCTTGTTCCAACCTACAGCCTCCGCTGCTCCACCCC